CATGCGCGCAGACATTGACGCCCTTTTCAGCCTTGCTGCTGTTAGCATTGACGTTGAAGGCCGAACAAACTTGCGCGGTCTGACTGCTGAAATCGTCCGGGCTGAAATTGTGGATGGTGAAGCCTTTGCCATGATTGAAGAAACCGAAGCGGGCGTTCACTTGCGGCTGATACCTGCCGAGTTTGTGGACGAATCGGACACCCGGGAATTGTCCAATGGCGGCTATGTCGTGGCAGGGATTGAGTTTAGCGCCGAAGGGGTTCGCCGTGCCTATCATATTCGCCATCACCGCCCGACGGAAATCTTCACCACATCGCACGCTACAATCCGAGTTCCCGCCGAAAACGTCCTGCATATATTCCGCCCGCTTGGGTCGGGACAGGTTCGGGGTGTATCACAGCTTGCGCCAATCCTGCTGACGGCAAACGAATTTGATCAACTGTTCGATGCCTTATTGGTTGGGACCAAGGTCGCGGCGATGCACGCAGGTTTCATTGTAGATCAAAATTCTATTGGCAGCGCCGTGCCCGAAGCAAACGGATTGGAAGATGTTAGCCTTGAGCCGGGTGTGATCCGCGTTTTGCCCGCTGGCACAGATATTCGTTTTAACAGCCCTGACCAAGCCAAAGACGGCATTGCATTTGCACGCCTGACGTTGGGCCAAATCGCGGCAGGGCTTGGCGTGCCGCAACACCTCTTGGATGGCGATCTGTCCAATGCAAATTACAGTTCCCTTCGCGCGGGATTGCTACCTTTCCGCGCCAAGGTGGAGCAATTCGTTTATCACACCCTTATCCCGCAATTCCTTGATCCGGTGTTTCGCCGTGCCATCACCCGCGAATATCTGGCCGGTTCGCTGGAAGTTGCCGATCTTGCCCCCGCCTTAAAGGCTGAATGGCTTCCACCACGCCCCATGCAGGTCGATCCTGCTAAAGACGCCGCTGCCATGCGTGATCTTATTGACCAAGGTTTGATGTCGCGCCGTCAGGCCGTCGCCTCATTGGGCTGGAACATTGCCGAACTAGACGCCGAAATCGCCGCCGACCGCGCCCGCGAATCCGAACTTGGCCTTTCATTCAGTGGAGAGACCAATGAACAAACATGATCCAATCCACACCCGCACCGCTGTAACGCGGGTCAATTCCTACGATCCTGAAACACGCACCGTTGAAGCGATTATTGCAACGGCAACGCCTTTGGTTCGCCGCGATGCGCGTGGCCCATTTCGGGAAGTGCTGACGGCGGACACGCTGGATATTTCCAGCACCGACGGGATGCCTGTTCTGGATTCCCATCGCACCGCAAGTGTTCGGGACGTGATCGGACGGGTTCTGTCCATCAAACCGGATGGCGATCAGGTTGTGGCAACTCTGCAAATTTCAACGGCAGATGATGTGGAGCCTATTGCGCAACGCATTGCTGACGGTTCGGTCACAGGGATTTCCGTTGGCTACCGGGTTGCCGGGTGGCGAGAAAGCCAAACGGCCAAGGGCCGAACGAAAACGCCGAATAAATGGCAAATAACGGAGGTCACCCTGACCTCAACCCCCGCTGATCCAAACGCAAAGATCAGGCACGAAACCTATGGAGCAAATCAAATGACTGATACACTGGAAATAAGCCCACCGGATCAGGTGGAAAAAAAGCGGCGGACTGAAATCCGTTCGCTTGTGCGCACGGCGGGCCTTAGCCCTGAAATTGCGGATGATCTAATCGACGCTGGGGCGGACATGACTCGCGCCAAAGCTGAAGTATTCGACGCCGTGCAAACCAAGGCCAGCGCGACACCGATCATTCGCACGCATACGCCTGCCAATGATGATCCTTCGGTGATTCAACGACGCGCAACTGACGCGCTGGTTTACCGGATGCAAGGTGGTGATTTGGCCGAAGATGCTCGCCCGTTTGTCAATATGTCCCTGTTGGATATGGCCCGCGAGTCGCTAACCCGCGCAGGTGTTTCTGTGCGCAGCATGAGTGCAGATGAAACCTTCCAGCGGGCCGCAGAGCATGGCAGCAGCGACTTCCCGTTGCTCATTAGCAATGCGGCCAACAAAAGCGCGATGGCAAGCTATACGGCGGCACAATCGCCCCTCAAAACGCTCTGCCGCCAGCGCACCTTGCCCAACTTCAAAGAAGCCTCTTCGATCCGCCTTGGCGAAATGGGCCGTTTGGAAAAGTTATCGGAGTCAGGTGAGATCACCCACACATCGCGCGGCGAAAACGGTGAAACCATGCACCTTGAAACCTTTGCCCGTGGCATGACGGTTTCGCGCAACCTGCTTATCAATGACGATCTTCACCTTTTATCAGATATGACCGCAGCTTTTGGTGAAGCGGCGGCGCAAACCGAAGCCGATATTTTGGTGAACCTGCTTTTGTCGAATCCAAATCTGTCAGACGGCACACCAGTCTTTGACGCTTCGCGCGGGAACATAATGGCCGCTGGTTTGGTTGCTCAAGCGTCTTTGGATGAAGCACGCCAAGCCATGCGGACCCGCACTGGTCTTGACGGCAAGACCCTGATCAACGCCACCCCACGCTATGTTCTGGTTGGTGCTGACCGGGAAACCGAAGCCGAACAAATCTTGGCCGCGATCCAACCCAACAAGACGGATGACGTGAACCCGTTCGGCGGCAAGCTGTCCCTTATGGTGGAACCCCGGATCACAGATGGCTCTTGGTTTGTCTTTGCTGATCCGGCGCGGCTTGCGTCTATGCAATATGCTTACCTGTCATCCGCCCAAGGCGTCCAAATCCAACGCACAGAGGCTTGGGATACCCTTGGCATGAAGTATCGGGCCTTCCTTGATTTTGGCGCGGGCTGGCTGGATTGGCGCGGCGCAAACAAAAACGCGGGGGCGTGATGGCTACCCTCGATAAACTGATCCAGAGGCGCGACGATCTTCGTAAAAGCCGCGCTTCGGGGGTGATGGAGGTCGAAGACCAGAACGGCGAGCGGGTTCGATACAAGTCGGATCAGCAAATGGCCACTGCATTGGCTGACCTTGACCGTCAAATTGCAGAAATCCAAGGGCGGGCTACCCCGTCATCCTTCCACTTCCAGACAAGCAAAGGAGTCTGACATGAAGAGCTTTATCCAAACGGGGGCTAATATCACGGTGCTTGCCCCATCCACAATTTCCAGCGGCGAAGGGGTCTTGATCGGCTCGCTCTTTGGCATCGCCAATGGGGCCGCTGCTACGGGTGCCGACATGGTTCTTTCTACAACGGGCGTGTTCGAAATGACCAAAGAGGTCACGGACGTAGTTTTCGTGGGCGATCCGATTTATTGGGACAACGCCGCCAAGGTAGTGACCGTGGATGACGCCACTGGAGCGAACGCCAAGATTGGCGTTGCCGTAACCGATGCGGCCAACCCGTCCAACGACATTCGCGTTCGGCTAAACGGCGCGTTCTGAAATATGGGACGCCGGGCATCAACTTTTTCTCAATCCGACGTTGAACGCGCAGTGAAAGCTACGCGCAACGCCGGTTTGCAGGTGGGTGCCATAGAAATATCCAAGGGCGGAACTATCCGCGTTGTAATCGGTTCCGATGTGATCCCGACAAAACCTGATTCTCCATTTGATAATTGGAAGGGCAAACAAAATGCGTGTTAGACTCAAGGGAGTGAACAAGGTCCGAAAGCGTTTGGCGGACGGCTCATTTGCTACTTACTATTACGCTTGGAAAGGTGGCCCGCGCCTGCCGGGGTTACCCGGCTCGCCTGAATTTATCGCCGCCTACAACAATGCGGTTGCCGAAAAATCCATGCTGCCAGAGGGCGTGCTTATGGCTGTGCTTCGCAGCTATCAGGACTCGCAAAAATTTGCAGACCTAGCGGACAAAACCCGGCGCGATTATATTCGTATGATACGAAAAATTGAGATCGAATATGGGGATTTCCCAATTACAGCGTTGGCGGATCGGAGAACACGCGGAGAATTCTTGAGTTGGCGCGACCGGCTGGCAAAACAATCGCGGCGGCAAGCCGACTATGCGCTTTCCGTTTTGGCGCTGATTTTGGCGTGGTCATTTGATCGGGGATTGGTCCCTTGTAATCCTTGCGAACGTCCCGGCAAAGTCTACCGTTCGAAACGTGTAGATTGCATTTGGTCCCCGGAAGATGAAAAATCATTCTTGGACACCGCGCCGGAACACTTATGTCTTGCGCTCATGCTCGCACTCTGGACGGGGCAACGCCAAGGCGACTTGTTGCGGTTGCCTTGGTCTGCATATGACGGTGACGTAATTCGTTTACGACAGAGCAAAACGGGCACACGGGTGACAATCCCGGTTGGCGCACCTCTACGCTTGCTATTGGATCAGACCAAAAAATCTACGATCACAATCCTTTCAACGACACGAAAAGCATCATGGACTGAATCCGGCTTTCGTGCCTCATGGCGGACGGCATGTAAGGCAGCCAAGATTGAAGGTGTCACATTTCACGACTTGCGAGGAACTGCCGTCACCCGTTTGGCGCTTGCCGGATGTAGCGAAGCGGAGATTTCAGCAATCACCGGACATACCTTGCGGGATGTGAATTCAATTCTTGATGCTCAATATCTCAAACGCGATTCGGGGCTTGGAATTTCGGCCATTCGAAAGCGCGAAGAATACGAAGCGGGAACAAAAATTCCCAACTGAACGCCCAACTGCTCCAACCTGTTTAGCCATGAAAGGAGAAAACGCCATAAGAATAATGGTAGCGGAGGAGGGACTTGAACCCCCGACACGCGGATTATGATTCCGCTGCTCTAACCACCTGAGCTACTCCGCCAGAAGCGATTGGCG